TGAGCAGGTCATAGAGGCCGTTCACCCGGCTGCCGCACATCTTGAGTTCCAACTGGGTTGCCAGCAATGAACTCATGTCCCGAAAATTTCCGGAACCATCGGTGAAGATGCTGGCAAGGACCGTCGGTGTAGCTGTGACGATGTCGCACTTGGTCAGCGTGCCGCAGGACGAGAGGGAGGTACCGATGGCGGGGAGACAGCGCCCGCTTGTTGATGTGGAAAAGATATTTGCAGCGATAGCCATAAAGTCTTGACGTTAGTTCAGCCGGCGCTTCAGTGCGCCGCCTGCTGTCAAGACTTTAGGGTATGGAACAGTTTTCCGATAATGACCTCGCCTTCGGAGGGTGTTCCTTTAGTGCCGCCTGTGCCGGTTGTATTCACGCTGGTCTTTGAGATTGCCTCCGGGGAATTCACAGTCGGCTTTGCCGGAGCGGTTTCCGCTTTCTTCTCCGGTTTCTTATCCCCGTCGGGTTTGCCGGTCTCAATCTTCTTGTAACCCATGCGTTCGGCGGTTGCGTTGAACTCGGAGATCGCTTTATCGCGAATTCTTTTGGCTTCAACGGCGTATTTCTGCGCCAGAAGATAGATGACGTGATCGGCGGTGAGATACCAGTAGCCAGAGCGTTCCTCTTGCGGCAGGGCCAGCCACGACCGGCGATCGATGAACGACCGGCCTTCGTGCGTGCGCTCGTGCGGAGGCAGAGCTGCGATACGCTTTTCCTGGCCGATGATGAAGTCGGCCAGCTCGCGGTGCTGCTGGTTCTTGGAATCGAAGTTCACTCCGGCCTTGGGATCTTCCAGGCGCACGATCTCGCCGGCCAATGAACTGACGGCGTTGGCCATCTGGTTGAGCACGGCGGTCGTGATCGGATCCTTTTGCTCCAGTTCCTTGATCCCATCGGGCTTCCGGATCGCTTCGGCCACGGCAGGGTCGAACTCGTTCAGGAGCGTATGCACCGCCTCCAGACTCTTCTGTTCGACGAGCGGGGCCAGGACTGCCCGGGCACGTTCGCGTTCCATCTCCTCCAGCTTCTCGTTCACCGGCGCGATGGCCTTGGACGAGATCTCGCGCGCGCGAATGTTGGCCTTGGCATCCACCCAATCGTCCTCATCGACCTTGGGCTCCACGCGTTCGAAGAAAGCGTCATGCGTTTCGTCGTCGGGATTGAACGCTTCGCCCGGGTGCTCCTTCGACCAGGTCTTGACGTAGTCCTGGGTCTCCTTGAGCGAGTTCAGGTACCGGGCAGTGACGCCTTTGTAGCGATCAGGCTGCGATGCCTCCAGCTCCTTGTAGACTACGTATTGCCGTTGCTCGGCGCTGGAAAGGGATTCGGATGGATCCTTTATCGCGGCCGGATCTGGTTTCGTTTCAGGCCGCGGCATGGCTTTTGAAACGGCTTTGGTGGCAGCTTCGGCAGCGGCAGCCGCGGCGCGCTCGGTAATCTCGGCTTCACTGGCTCGTCTTCGTGGGGCTGGTTTCTCCTCGGTCTTCGGTTTCGACTTCTCTCCCTCTTCACCTTTGGGCTTCTCGGGTTCTGGCTTTTCCGGCTCGGGCTTCTTCTCTTCCTTCGGCTTCGCGGTTTTCCTGAACAACTTGTCGGCAACGCTTTCCCCAGCCTTCTTCCATTCGTCCTGCTGCTCGCGTTCCTGCTCCTCGGCGGTCTTCTTGCCCTCTTCGCCCTTTGGTTTCTCGGGCTCCGGCTTGGGTTTCTCTTCCCCCTTCTTCGGCTTGGACGTTGGCTCGCCGTCGCTCTTGATCGGGGACGGCAAGGATCGCGCGGAGATGACCGGCGCACCGGTGATGTCCATCTGGGACGAGATGGTTTCGAGCAGGGTAGGAGTTTTGCCGATGTCTCGGACGGGGGCGGGAGGAGTTTCGACTGCCATATTTAGATCGAGTTATACTGAAGGCTAATTTTAGTCTGATGACTAAAGAACTCCGTCGGGACTCCAGTGGGCTTTTGAATCATGTCCTGCATGCGCAGGTACTCTTGATCGAAACAATAGGAAGCCCTGGCCGTCTGCGTCCAGAAAGTGATCATTTGAACCGGTGCCTTCGTCGCCCGCCAAACCCTCTGATACGTCTCCGCAGGCGGCAGCACCGTGAACCCGAATAGGGCCAGAGCGGAGTTGCGGAGAAAGGAACGACGGTTCATTCAAATGCCTCGATGCGCTCCCCGAGAACGATGGAGTATTCCCCCATGATGTGCAGTTGTCGCTTCATCCGATCCTGCTCCTCGACTGGCAGATTCTTGAATGTTTCGCCATCGACGAAGGGGCGCAGCCTGGAAAGCTTATCGTCCAGAGCCGCCTTCTCTTCGACCACGCGCTGCTGGAATGGCTTCATAGTTCGATTCTCGCAATCAACTGCTGCGTATCTACCCCTTTCAGCACGTCCAAGGCAATCTGGAACTTTTCGGCTTCCTGGAGCTTTTCCTTGGAGAAGGTCTCCATGTCCGAGCTGGACATGTCCTTTGACCGCAGATCGGCGGCTTCAAGCAGGGCGATCTGGCGCCATTTCTCAAGCTGAGCGAAGAGGGTTTCGCGCTGGGCGTCCGTCCACCATTTGACGAAGCTGCCTTGGCGTTCGGGCTCCAGAAGGATGGCGTTGAATTTCATGCGTCGATTGCTTCTCCATTCTTGATAAAGCCGTGCCAGTTGCAACCGCCAGTAATTTGGACGCTGGCAGCCGCAGGTCCGACAAACGTCAGATCATCGATTGAATTACCCGCAGGAACCCAACGCCCGGGCCGTGGCGATACATCGTCAGGGATACGCCCAACAAACCAACAGAGTATCGAGTGCGTCCCCACTTTGCCGCCGTTCCTGCGATAGCATCCAGGGCAAAGGAACATGACGCCGTCGGCTTCTGCCAATGGAATCGGAGCCGTGGAATATGTCCCGTCCTCAACTCGCCTAAGTAGCTCTGCTTCCAATTCTGCGAGCTTCATGCGGGTTGTAGCGGTTGTTCGACTGGTGGTTGCGGCGGTTCTTCGACTGAACGCGTTCGTTCCACTTCGTCCTGAGCTTCCTTTTTCTTGACTAGGTATTCGCGCAAGCAGTCCTCATTGCAAAAGTCGAAGAAATGCCTGCCCCAAGATTTCGGATACCTATTTTTAGCCATCAGAATTTCTTCTGCTGTTCTTTTGTAGACCACGCCTGTGTAGCAGAATTCTGCATCTAGCTGGACTGACACAAGACCATGATCTTGCAAGCTGAAATTTTTGCCTGGGGTATTTTTGCCTGGGGTATTGTGGAGCTTTCCGCAATGATCGCATTTGGTTTGTTCGATATTCATGGCTTAGTTTGGTTGTAAAACTGGTTCCGGCGGCGATTGCGGCGGCTGGCCTCCGGGTGCGGCTCCGCCCATAGCGACGCTGAGAATCTGCATGATCTTCTGAATTGCGGCATCCTGTTCGCCATCCTTCTGGCCGATCTTCTGGAACGCGGCTGCGGTGGCCTGCTGCATCTGTGGCAGTACTTGGGTGAGACCTTGGACTTGCTGCCCTGTCTGCGCTGTGGCCTGTCCGAGCTGTTGGATCTGTCTTGCGATCTGTTCCACGGCCTGTGCCAATGGCTGTGTGGCCGCGCCAACGACCTGCTGCATCTCCTGTTCGAGAACCTGCTTCAATTGAGCCAGCATACCACCGACCTGTTCCTGCGCCTTCTGGTTCTGCTCCTCCGGCGTGCCTCCCGGCATAACCTTCAGCTCGAACGCATCCTTATAGAATCCCGCGAAGTCCGCGATGGTGTTCACCATCTTTAGCGCCTGCGCCGGCCCGATTGCCGCGAACATGGCGGGGTTGGCCAGAACGACTTGGAGCAATTGCGTCATCGCATTGGCGAGCGCGACGTTGTTGATGCGCTCCGATGAATCCCGCGTGCTGGCGAAGTCCTCGTACTCAAGCGCCGTCTTGCTCCCTTTGACCACCGTCTTCGTGTTGCGGTTCGGATCGCCTTTCTCAGCGACCGTGAAGCCCATTTCCTTGAGAGCCTTCACAACGTCAGAGTTCTCATCGCCATCGATCTGGCCGTACATCTCGTCTTCGCCATAGGCCATGAGCGCGTCGTAAAGCTGCTTCTTCCACGCGAGATCCGCATCATCATCGTACGAGGCCGTGAAGTTGAGCCGGTTGCTCGTGGACTGCTGAATGACGCGCGTCTCTTCGGCGGTCTGCTCGTGCGGGGCAGCGGCACCGATCTCCTGCGAGGACATGACCAGAATCCGCTCGAGCATATCCAGCATGATCCGGACTCCGGCCAGGATCGCTGTGGTGTCCAGACGCGGAAAGTTCACCGGGAAGAACGCCTCCTTGAAATCCTTCCCCGCCATCATCGCTTTGCGCGAGGAGTAGGGGATGAAGTTCACCTCCATGTAAAGCTTCTGGCCGAGGTTCTGCAGCTTCTTCATGTTCCCCTCGCCGATTGCGTCTTCATTGGCGAAAACCACGGACAAGAGATTCTGCTTGATGGTGAGGAGGTGTTGGCTAAGGAGGTTGCTCAGGTGATCCTGGAACGGCAGGGCTTCAAGCACCAGCGAGGAGTTCAGTTCACGCTCCTCATGCGCGTCGTACCCGCGATAGGTGATCGGCGAGTAAGCGAGCGGTTCGGCGTAGATCACCGTGCTCTCGTTCACGACGACGAGCCGATGCCAGACCGGATAATCGTAATCGCCGATGCCGTATTTCTTGGGCTTGAACTTCATGAACAACTCCGTGCGCGTCACCGCCATATCGTGCTCGGCGGCGGCGTAAAAACCTGCGGCGGATTCACGGTCCATGGCCCCGGCGCCGGCAATCGGCTGCTGGCCTGATGTCGCGCTCCCTCCGGTCTTCGCGACGGATTGCGACGGAAACTTGCAGACGCACGGATACACCGTGGCAAAGAAGTTCGGATAGGCGTTCATCCAATTCGTGCCATAGGAGATCTTGTCCGTGTTCCAATATTGATCGTTGTCCTTGATGTCCCCGTAACGCGTCACGCTCCAGTAACCGCCGTAGGTGCAGCCAGTGTCGCTGTTGAACGTGCCTAGCCGATAATTCAAATCCCAAAACACCCGGGACGGATGCGGCAGATTGTAGCGCAACCCTTCCTTGACGACCTTCTCGGTTTCCTTGCCGTCATCGCCCTCGTTCAACTGCTTCTCGCTGTGCCAGCATTCGGACGGAAACATGAGGCACGTCCCGTAAATGTTCTTGGTCATGATCGCCTGGCGCATGATGGCGACGTAACCGTACTGGCTGGTCATCTTCTGCACGCGATCGGTGATGACGTCGCAGCGCGCCTTTGATTTCAGCGTGAGCTGCGCGGGCTCGAATTTGAACAGGGGATAGACGTTGCGATCATTGAAAATCTTGGCCGTACGAATGATGACGTACGCTTTGGCGACCGGGACGAGGATCTGGAAGAACGCCGGCAGATCGATTGTCTTGCTGGTGACGTTACCCCGGGCATCCTTTTCCTCGCGGATGAGGTGGGTGAGGCCCCAGTCTTCCATGGCCCTGAGCACACCAGCATCGTCCGGTTTCTTGCTCATCAGCGACTTCACCAGCGTCGGCGTGATCTGATAAAACGGACAATCGAAAGCTTGGTCCAGACTCCACCAATGCCGGGACTCGCGAAGACTTTTTGTAATGCCCTCGTTGATGCGTGACCGGATGAGATTGACCAGCTCCTTCTTGCCCTCGTTCTTCTCGTCGTCAGCGGTGAAAAGCTTCTTCAAGGCTTCCACTGTGACGCCGTGCTTTTCGAGGATTTGAAGATCGATCATTGACTCTCAACGGACTCAGCCGCCCCTCTCCGAATGACATCTCTGAGTTCGCGCACTTCGGATTGCAATCGTTCGATCTCGCGCTGCGCGTCGGCAACAGCATCACTCTGCTGTTTGGCATAGTTGAGGCAGGCTTCTTTGATCCAATCCTCGAATTGATGCACCGAGGTTTCCTTGCTGTAACGCTCGCGATAGACAGCGTGGAAGCGCCTGGCCATTCTAACCCAGGGTTCCAACTTGCGTTTGTCGTGTTCGCTCATGATTATTTCGTGAAACTCAGTTGCCCTTTGAGCAGGCGTTGGTATTGCTGGCGTTCGCGCTCGGCTTCGAGGTTCTTCGGCGGAATCTTCGCATAAACCTTCAGAACAAGTTTCACCGGGCGCAGCGTGTCGTGCAGCTTGAACATGCCCGGGATCGTCCGCTGCACTTCGCAGAGCATGTAGACCTTGCCCTTGAGCTTCGGGCGCAGATAACGGCCGGCCAGGAGCAGAACGAGGTAATCATCCGGATCGCCCTCGCGCTTCTCCACGCGACGCATCTTCACCAGGACTTGGGGTGGTCGGACCCACGGCATTCAATCAGCGTAGCGGAGGGCTTTTGAGGATTTGGATTTCTTTCCCGAATCTGGCGGTTCATCCTCTTCGCCAGGCTCCGCTTCCGTCGGTTCGAAGTCGTCGATGGAGAGAACGTCGAACGAGAGCCGCTTCCCATACTCCGAATCCTCAACGCTCTTGACGCGCAGTCGCACGCCGTCGGCGTAGTACTCATCGCCGACTGCACATTGATGATCGCCCTTGAGCGCGTCCACGCTGCCGTTCTCCAGATTGAGGGACGGGTACCGCGTCTCTGGCGTCTTCTCGCTGGTCGGCACCGGTTCTTCGGGCGGTTCTGGTTTGTAGCCTAGATCCATAGGAGCCTCCGGTGGAGTTTTCTGTTCACGCCTTCGAAAAATCCGCTTATTGAGCAGGGAAGTCAATGAATGAGTTACAACGCCAGCGTGAGTTGACCGGCAGAAGGGCGTGCGCGTTCAGCTCGTCTTCGGGCAGCCGCTTCCAGTAACTTCCTCCGGTGCTCCGGCGTAAATATTCGCCCCTTCAAGGCTGCGCTCATTTTAGCACGCGCCTCCGGTGTGTTTTTCTTTCCGAAATGAAAATGCTTTTCACCTTTTAGAGATGCACTGATTTTAGCGCGAACTTCCGGAGGTTTCGGCTTGCCAAAATGCGGATGCCTTTCACCGCTCAACGCAGCACTGAGCTTCTTTTTAGTATCAGGTGCCAAATGCTTGCCAGAAAGGTAGTGCCTTTCACCCCTTGCGCGGGCGGCGTTTGGGACTCGCGGCGGACCTCTTTTTAAGCCTGCCACACTCATTTTTACAACCGCTTCTGGCGAATGCTTCTTGCCGTAGAAATGATTCAGCGGCCCCGATCCTGATCCCTCGCCTCCAGACAGTACATTCACGAGCGGGCATCCTTCATCGCGGTAGAATTGAATGTATGCCGCTTCCGCTGCCTGCCATTCGGTGCGGAGAACTTCGTCAATAATCTGGAGAACAGGGCGAAGTCCTTTGGCGAGAAGTGATCGAATCCAATTCGATTTGTAACACTTTTCGCGCTTTGCTTTTGCATCATCGACGTGTCGATCAAACCGAATCTTTGGTTTATCCGCCTTCCCGATGTACCGGATCTCTCTGGTGCGCGGATCGGCCAGGGCGTAAATAAAAGTTGTTGCTGTTAAACTTTCAGGCGTAGGCTTCGCGGCAGACATGGCGTTGGTCTTTCAACGTTTTGTTAGTGGCGGTTGCTGGAAGTTTCGCTCCAGCGACCGCCGCGATATTCTCAAACTTTTTCGGTTTTGACAAGTGCCCTTATCGAGTGACGGACATTGGCAGCCACGCCTCTCGCCAAAACAGTGCGAGGTGTTCAATGACTATCATCGGTACCTTCTAGTTGCAGGTCCCCGCAGATCAGGAAAGTCCTTGGCCTGTCTTCATCGCCTGCTTCGTCACTGTTGGGAGACCCCGATGGCACGAGTTGCGTTGTTCGCGCGCACGCGTAAATCCGCGGAGCAAGGCGGCATCATGACGGATCTCGTCGAATCGATCATCCCAGAATGGGTGGATGGAAATTTCGGTTTCAAGGTGCTGAACGGGCCACGAATAGATGGAGCAACTCGCTTGATGTATTTGGACGTTTCGAACATGCACGGTGGAAAATCC